TTATTCTATTGCGATTTCGAGGTAATTTTTCAACGTGTTAAACACTCTTAGGCGCTTGGCGTAATCCTGCAAACGGGCGAGATTACGGTTCGGCTTTTTCAGATAAGTACGTATTACTTCCGCGCAAACGTCCAGGCCAATCTTGTTCCGGTACTTCACCGCGTCACAAACACTTCGTTCCATATCAGTAATATGAACTTTATATCCCGATATATCCGCATCCATAATCCCAAACTCCAAGTTCTCTTTTTTCCAATAATAAAGTTCTATAGGCAGGACGTGTGGAAGTACTACTTTCCTTTTATTGGCAATGGCTATGCAAAAAGCAGGCGGGACTGTCGTAGACAGTTGATGATATGTCCAGGCATTGTATAGGCATACAACACCATTCGGTATTATCCTCTCCACGTCTATCATCGTGTTTAGCAATGCCTCGGGAGCGGCATATACTCCATGACGCAATCTTATCAAATCGCCACGTTCTTTAGCCCGCAACACCTGTTTATATTCCGACAGGTGAGATATATCCGTTGTGGATATAGTCCCTCCGAGAGACGCAACTTTATTAACTATATCATTCATATAATCCACCTTAGAAGTTCTTTTTCCATTCGCAAAAATACGATTATTTTCCGAATGACAGGTAATATTCTACGGTTAATTTACAAAAACGCCGTAGAATACTATCAGTATCCGTTTTTCATATAAATCATATCTATAGAAGAAGCCCTGTGCCATCTGATGATTTCTGACGACATCTGATGACATTGCTTTTCATGTTTCAGAGATAAAGCGGTTCTTTGCCTAAATCCATGAAAATGAGATGTCATGAACATACAGGAAGCAAAGAACATCAGGCTTGTTGATTTTTTAGCCGGATTCGGACATGAACCGGTAATACAGCGTGGGAACAGCGTATGGTACAAATCGCCCTTCAGGACGGAAAAGGAGGCCTCTTTCAAGGTAGACCTCCATAAGGAACTATGGTATGACTTCGGTCTGGGGAAAGGAGGGGATATTATAACATTAGCCAAGGAGATTTATCGGACACAGGATGTAAGCCGTGTGTTACGGTGTATTGAGGATAAAAGGACGGTTTTGAAGCCGGCTACTGTCTCCTGCCCTTTTGAAAAAGCGTATCCCGCCTTCCAGGACTTGAAAATCACGCCTCTTGCCAACCGGATACTGCTTGCCTATCTGGAGGAACGGTGCATTGATACGGAAACGGCCCGAAAAGCATGCAAGGAGGCTCATTTTAAGCGGAACGGGAAAAATTATTTTGCCATCGCTTTCCCTAATATTTCCGGAGGGTACGAGATACGGAACAGGTATTTCAAGGCTTGTATCGCTCCCAAGGACATCAGTTGTATCATCAGCTCACCGGAGAGCGGGATTTGCTATATTTTTGAGGGGTTTATGGATTTTCTGTCTTTCAGGGCGGCTTTTCCATCCTTGGAAGAGGGGGATTATATAGTGTTGAATTCTGTCAGTAACTTACAGAAAGCTTTTTCTTTCCTTTCACGATATGATGGCATCTGTTGCTGTCTGGACAATGATACGGCCGGAAAAAATGCGGTGCAGGCATTAAAGGAGAAATACGGAATCCGTATATGCGATCTCTCGCATGAATATTCCGGATATAAGGACCTGAATGAATATCTGTGCGGGAAAAACAACCGGCTCCATAATAATAGAGGAATTGAAAAGACAGTCTGATGGTGTACCCTCGTTTCCTTCCTGCCGCACGTGGCAGGAAGCGGGTTGATTTTTAATGCGGCGATACTGTGTTAATAGTAGAATGTGGTCAGATGTGTTTTATGGTCTTTTACAATCTTTACTTCCTGCATCTGTCCGTATATCTCACGCACGGATACCGGACAGTCCATCTTTTCCCATTCTTCCGGGGAAATCCTCATGTCGGAATGCCTGAAACATAGCATGACCATTTCCGGAGAACCCTCTTCTGCGAATATGAAACCTTCATGGTCGTCGACAAACTGCCTGAGTCCATCCTCATCCTTGCAGGATATTTCTCCGGTGTACATATCCCCGCCCGGCCGGGTGTTTTTGCGGATATGGATTTTGAACCATTCCCGGCTTTCCGGATGTTCAGGTGCGTCACACTCCCACAGGGCTATTTTCGCATCGTAGTAAACCTCCCCGTTTTCACATGCCCCGTAATGCCCCCAATGCTTGAAACGGCCGGTAGTCCATGTATTGAACCTTACATCGCCTGCCTTTACCAACACGCACTCACCGCCATGCATATCGCATTTGATGCCCTTTTTATCCTGGGACACGAACGGGACACGGGAGAAATTCCGGAGCACGATGTTATCTCCATACACGGCATCGACGAAGAACGGCCGGGAACGTTCACCGTATCCGGAAATAAAGAACAGGCTGTCACCTGTACGGGGATACCGGTCGGAACGTGTCTTTTCGATGTGTTCCACCATTGCGTTCGCTTTCTCTATGTCTTCCCGGACAAGCCCGTGCATCCGGTCATACCAGTAGTTCAAGCGGATGAACGTTTCCTTGCAATACTTGTTTTTTGTTTGGATCATGGTCTTTTTTATTTTATGGTTAAACATGCCCGGCTTTGGTAAAGCCGGTATTTCTTTTCTTATATGCATCCGTTTGTCTTTTGCCCTGATTGTGCAAGGCTTGGCGAAAAAATACCGCAGCGAAGCGAGGATGATTTTTTCAGCCAACCGGTCCAAAGGACCGCCTTGCTCGATCAGGGGCAAAAGGCTACCTTTGCAGGTAAGAAACAGAAATGCGGAACACTGCTTGATTCCAAGGTGAAAAACCTTTGCCTCGCAACCTGATATATCCCCCCAATAAAATCCGGCAAGGAAAATCTGTTTTTAAAAGATTCCTTGGTTCATATGTCTTACATTGAACAGTATAAGGAAGCACTTGAAGTCCGGATATTTCCCAAACGGACATTACCGGTCATCAAACGCCTCCACCCTGTTTCTTTCCAACAAAGCAAGGATGTCCTTCTCCTTATATAGTAATTTGCCTCCTATCTTGTAGTAAGGCAGTTTGCCGTTTATCCTGTACTCTGCCAGCGTCCTGCGTGTCAGTTTCAACTGTTCGGCAAGCTCACAATCCGTAATGTAACGTTCTCCGTTCAGAACCGGACGTAATTTCTCCTCCTGCTTGTCCAGCATTTCGGACAGGCTGTCTATGCTCCGGAAAAAACGAATGATTTCCGGGGTTTCTTTGGTCAACAGGGATTGGATCATCTTGCTTTTAAGGGGTTATACGGTGAATGTTGTTTTCCATAAAACAGATAATATCCTGACGCTTGTAATACACCTTACGGTCTATATAACTGTAAGGGATGGCCCTGCTTCTGCGAAGCTGCAACATCTTTCTTGGAGAGACGTCCATGAGCATGCAAGCCTCCTGGTTGTCAATCCAGTCGTCCATACCGGATACGCAACTTCCGCATGTTTCACACATTTTTTTTACAACGGCTTCCAGAGCCTCATTCATTTCCATGAATGTTTTAGCCTCGTAAGGGGGGAGAAACGATGCGTGTCAAAGTTCGGTCGGTCTGAAAATATCTGATTGCTTTGGTTTTCAAAGCGTTAGAACGGGGTAGGAGTGAGCTGGGTGGAAAAACGAAGCGTTTACATCGCTTTACATCGAGCTTACATTTGAACCTTGTTTGAACGCCGTTCAAATGAATCTCTTTACATTAGGAGTGGAGTAGGGGAGAATTCAGGCAGTATGGTATTATTTCACTCCGATGCTTTGCCCAGGCCATACTTCCATATACAAAGATAACCAAATGGTGTAATTTATGCAAGTGGAGTAGGGGAGCGCTTCGCTTCTCTCCTATTTTTATTTATTAAAATTATTCCATATAGCTGATATTTGGTATATTTGCAGTGAAATAAATACTATATATCATGAGTAAAGTTATCCATGTACATTTGATTTTTGAGAAAAAGAACATCTACTTTGGTAGTATATCGGCCATTTTTGAAACTCTGACGGAGAAACAGGTCGGAATCACTAAGAGTAGTCTTTTACATGCTGGACTGGTTGATGACATTGCCAAATACACGAAACGTGCAATGATTATTCAGTCTCGCTTGATAACATGTACCAGAAAGGGATAAAATGCCTTAGAACGCAATTAAAAGCCGCAAAAGCGGCTTTTTTTGCCCTTATAAGTGTCAAACTATGATGGAAGGCTGTATTTATCCGTTTGAACGCTTTGAACGTCTTAAAAAGTGGAAAGGTTATTCACTTGCTTATTCATTTGGTTATTCATTTAAGCTATTACAAAAACGAAATGTTTTGATTGCTTATTCATTTGGTTATTCATTTTTGTGCCTATTTTGTTCTAATAAAACGGGGAAATATCTTTTTTTTATTTGGTATTCATCGGTTTTTATAATATTGTAGGGGGTAAATTGTATATAGATAATATTTATTTACTCCCCTGTATTTTTATATATTCTGCTGTAAAATAGTGATTTAACTGTTTTTACCTCCCTTTCCCCATAAAACACGTTTTAGATGGCATTGGCAACCGTAGAATCGCTTGCATCCGAAACACGCCCCGACTTGTCCTGTTTAAGTTGTGTAATTGTCTGTTTGAGCATCCCTATTTCCTCTGCCATTTCTCGAATGGTGGAGTCTTTTTCCCTTAAAACATCCAGAAGCTCCCTAAAATTATTGTTAGCTGTTTCTGGAGGAGCTGTTTCCGTTACTACTGGTGTAATTTTTTCGGCTTCTATATCTTTTAAAAGAAAGTCGTCGATTGATATTCTAAAAAACTTAGATATTTCACATAACAAACTCAATTTAGGTTCTGTATTACCCAGTTCATAGTTTGACATTGTACCTTTTTTGATGCCCAGAAACTCAAATTCATCTAATTTAAGTCCCCTACTCTCCCTTAGATATCTAAGATTCTTAGAAAAAACGCTCATAAATCTAAATTATTTGGATTAATACTTTGTTGTCTAAGAAACTTAGACTATATTTGCCACGTGATTAAAGTTTAAACACGCCCCAAAGCTACAAAAAAGGCTTGAGGTAACAATGAGAATTTAAAAAGAAGCAAAATGGAAGTAAAATTTAAAAAGGGACAAAGTGTGAGAATCACCAAGAGAAATGGTGAGATCATTGATGGTATAGTTCGTGACTGGGATTATAACATTTGTACGTTCGTGCGGGAATATAATATCGATTATATGAAAAATGGTCAGGTTTGGACTGTAATATGTGTTCCGGAGGATGCGATAAAGGAGCTTTAATAATTTTCTCGGGCAGTTAGTTCAGCTGGTAGAACAAACTAAACTCCTATAATGGAGAGGTTATGGTCCGCGGTTCGAATCCGCGACTGCCCACTACGATAATTTAAATATTAGATAGTATGAAAGAACGAATAGTTGTAGAATACGGTGAGGTGAATAAAATTGCCGAACTGATGGGCTGTACAAACGTGATGGTGAGTCATGCGCTTGCCTTCCGTAAGAACAGCAAACTGGCCCGTTCCATTCGTAAGCTCGCCATTGAGCGCGGTGGATCCAAAGTAGGTGGTAATCCTCAAAATACAAGTAGCCATGAAAAATGATTTGATGACATTGTTCAGCGACCAGCTGCACTGGTTTGCTCGTCTGAAACGAAAACAGCGCTTTTGCGTGCTTTACTTCTGTATGAGTTTCGGGATCCTGCTCTCTATTTTTTTTATTAATCCGCTGCTGGAACTTCTCGTAGTGTTGAATTTCGGGATCTCCGTGCGGCTGCTGAAGAAGCATGTCCCTTTGAATGATTTAGAGGATTGATAATCAAGCTGGGAGATGGAATACTTTGATAATATATTGTGTGTAACTTACAAAGAGTTGCTGGATATAATGCCCAAAGGCACTTTGAATAGCCAGCTGTCCCGAGAAAAACTGGATGTCGTTTCCCGTGGCGGTGGTGAAAATAATCCGGCTCTGTATGCCTATTCCTCCCTTCCCGAGAAATACAAGAAACGTTGGGTTGAGCGTCATGGCGAACCCGAGAAACAAATGAGACAGGAAATGATCCGTAACATAGTGAAGAAAGACGAGAAGGCCGAGAACTTTTTCGAGGATTACCGTTACGACAAGAACGGTGAGATGGTCGCTCTTCCCGAGGATGTGAAGAAGGAATACACCTGGAACGCTTCGGTGCTGAACGCGTTGATGGAAGAGTTCAAACGCTTGAGTTCATCCAATAACAAGCTGACCGGTTTCCGCCGTAACCTTTGGGAACTTCTGCTTGTCACGAGTGAGGAATGGCGTCCGGTGTACGGGCACAGTCTTCCGGGCAGTGTGGGGCGTTTGAAAGCCCTGATAAACAAGTTCCGTCCCGACAACTACGGTGTGCTTGTGAGCGGTAAATACGGCAACAGCAACACGCTGAAGATCGAGGAGGACGGCGGGCGTTACCTTGTAGCATTGAAACGCAGCCGCGTTCCGGTTTATACTGACATGGAGATCTTCGAGGAGTACAACCGTGTCGCTCCGGAACGTGGCTGGAAGCCCCTGAAGAGTCCCCGCAGCCTCCGCGAATGGTTCAACAGCCCGCGTGTCGAACCTCTGTGGTACGATGCCGTTTATGGGGAAATGAAGGCACACCAGCGTTATGACCGCAAGCACCGGACCATCCTTCCGGGCCGTCGTGACAGCCTCTGGTATGGCGACGGCACGAAGCTGAACCTCTACTATCGTGACGAGAACGGAAACAAGTGCACTACAAGCGTGTACGAGGTGGTGGATGCCTATAGTGAAGTCCTGCTCGGTTATTACATCAGCGACAACGAGGACTATATCGCCCAGTACCATGCTTTCCGCATGGCTATCCAGACGAGCCGGCACAAACCCTACGAGATCGTGTGCGATAACCAGGGCGGTCATAAGAAGAACGCGGCGCTGGGCCTTTTCTCGAAGATCAGCCGTATCCACCGCCCGACAGCTCCGTATAATGGCGAATCTAAGACGATTGAGAACATTTTCTACCGCTTCCAGAGCCAGGTATTGAAGAAACGTTTCGGTTTCACCGGGCAGAATATTACGGCAAAGAGAGATACAAGCCGTCCGAATTTGGAATTCATCAACGCGAACATCGACTCCCTCCCCACATTGGAGGAACTGAAGGAACAGTATGCCGCCGCCCGTGAGCAGTGGAATTCAATGAAACACCCTGCCACCGGCATCTCCCGGATTGAGATGTACAATACCAGCGTGAACGAGGCTACCGATGCGGTAAGTGTGTCGGATATGGTGGAGATGTTCTGGTACACGACCGAGAAACCGTCGCTGTTCACCGCCAACGGTATCGAGATCACGGTACAGGGAAAGAAATACCCTTACGAGGTTTTCTCCGCCCCCGGTGAGCCTGATCTGGAATGGCGCCGACGTAACACCTACAAGAAGTTCTATGTCCAGTACGATCCTTATGACATGAGCAGCGTACGTCTGCTGTACAAGGATAAGGGCGGAGCGATGCGCTTTGAGTGTGTGGCTTCGTTCCCGCTGATGATCCACCGTGCCCAGCAGGAGCAGACGGAAGCCGAGAAACGTTTCATCCGCGCCCAGCAGGAGGCCGTCATCAACGAGCGTATAAACCGCCAGGTCGTTGCCAAGGACATCGAGTACGAACATGGTGTCGCACCGGAACAGAACGGTCTGCGTACCCCTGACCTGAAAGGTCTCGGAAAGGAGGCGCAACGCCAGATTGACCGTCGCACAAGAAAATACAGCCAGCCGGCCCGTCCTTCCATCGGCCGAGACATGAAAGTCATCAGCAACGTGACATGGGACAGCTTTGAGAAGAAGGAAGTGAGCATCCGCAAGGTGGTCGGGAAATTATAAGGAACAGATTTATAACAAGATAAAAAATATTGATTATGGAAATTACAATGAAAGAAAAGGACGCCATCAGTGAAAGCCTCCGGGCTTACGTGGCGAAATACCCGAGCCAGACGAAGGCTGCTGGCAGCCTGAAGGGGGTTAGTGTAGGTACTGTTAGCAATATCCTGAATGGCCGTTATGAGAATATCAGCGACGAGATGTTCCGTAATGTCGCCTCGCAGGTCGGTGGTGTAAGCGCTACCGGCTGGCAGATCGTGGAGACCGGTGCTTACCAGGAGATCACGGCTGTACTCTCCGATGCGCAGCGCTGGCGCAATGTTACCTGGGTGACCGGCGAGGCCGGTTGTGGCAAGAGTACCACCGCCCGTGTTTACCTCCAGGAGCATAAGGAGGTTTTCTATATCCTCTGCTCTGAGGACATGAAGAAAGGTGACTTTGTCCGCGAGATCGCCCGTACGGTCGGAATCCGGACCGAAGGGTATAATATCCGTGAGGTGTGGGGGCTTATATTGGATGACATCATCCAGATGGACGCGCCCCTGCTGGTGTTCGACGAGGCGGACAAGCTGACCGAACCGGTGTTCCACTATTTCATCAGCCTGTACAACAAGCTGGAGGAGAAATGCGGTGTCGTGTTCTTGAGTACCGATTATATTGCCAAGCGCATCAGCAACGGCTTGCGGTACCAGAAGCCCGGCTACAAGGAGTTCTACAGCCGTATCGGACGGAAATTTTATGAGTTGGAGCCTACGGACGTGAACGACGTGTTTGCGATCTGTTCCGCCAACGGTGTGACTGACAGGAAAGACATCGATAAGGTGATAAAGGAGGCTTCGACATGTGACTTTGATTTGCGGCGTGTGAGGAAGTCCATTCACAAGGTGAAACGCATGACGGGGGAATGACCCCCGTTCAAATACCGTTCAAACGTAATTTTAAGGATATGGAAAACAAATTTGAATACTTAAAGATCGACGGTCGCGAGCAGCTTCCTGCTCCCTGGAGCGATTACCCAGTCTTGAGGGAATACGAGACGGTGACCGTTTACCGGAATGGTCGCGACTACCTGGACGCCCTTGTGGGACAGCAGGACGGCTGGTGGGTTGCCGGCGTTCACATGGAGGTGGGCGGTTCCGGCGGTGGTTTCAACCCGGGACGTAAATGGGGACAGTTTGCCACCCGTGAGAATGCCCTTTTGTGGGCACTCGGCAGGATGCTCTGCCACGAGAAACTGCGGGGTGCCGCACGGCAGGCCGTACTTGACCGAATTGACAATATCCGACAACTAACACTGTTCTGACCATGGAAGAAGAGAAAAAGGATAATAAAAAAGCGGGCATGAGACGTGCCTTGAATGTCAGGGACATCCTGAACAAGAAGTATGACGTATTCCCTTTCGAAGGGAAATGGAAGGATGCCTTCGACACTCCGGAAGTCCGGGGCTGCTGGTTCGTGTGGGGCAACAGCGGTAACGGTAAGACCTCTTTCGTGATGCAGCTCTGCAAGGAACTTTGCAAGTATGACCGTGTGGCGTTCAACTCCCTGGAGGAAGGAACTTCTCTGACAGTCCAGAATAACCTGCGGCGCTTTGGTATGGCCGAGGTAAGCCGCCATTTGGCGTTCATCAAGGAGGACATCCCCACCTTGAAGATCAGGCTCCGGCGTCATAAGAGTTTCAACATCGTGATCATTGACAGCTTCCAATACACACAGATGACGTATCGTGACTATATCCAGCTGAAGGAGGAGTTTCCGGACAAGCTGTTTGTTTTCATCAGCCATGCCCGTGGCAAGAATCCTAAAGGTGATGCGGCCACGAGCGTGATGTATGATGCCGACCTGAAGATATGGGTAGAGGGCTACGTCGCCTTCAGTAAGGGACGTTATCAGGGGGCCACTGGTGAATACACAATCTGGGAGAAGGGCGCCTATGACTATTGGAATGTGGCGGGACCGAAACAGAAAGGAGGCCAGGCATGAGCAGGATAAAGAAACAGCTGGAGATTTGTCCTCCCGCCTATATGTGTAAGGGGCCTAACCGTGAGAACTTCGTCAGTACCGGCCACAAGTGTGGTTACTGCAAGGGCAACGGCTGGTTCTGGGGAACGGAAGAGGGCAGCCGCGAGGACGTGCATGTATCCTGCCCGGTGTGTGGCGGCAGCGGTGAGCTGGATGCGATTATAACAGTGGACTGGAAACCTTCAAGCAAGTGAGCCATGAGAAAGGAGTATTACAACTACGTTGTGAAGCTGCCCGTTCTGCTTCATGAACTGTTCCGCGGGAAGGTTGCCGACTATCATTTTTCCGACATGACGGTAGTGATGAACCACCTGGTGAAGTCCTACATCCGCATGACGGATGGTGGCAGGGTCTCCACGGCCACCCGGCGCATCCTCCTCTGCATGGATCGTATTCCGGACATGTCGTTCTTCTTCCGCCGTCAGGAGAAGTCGGTGCTGTTCTTCGAGATGGATCCGGCCGTTGCCGGCAGCCTGCAGCGTGCCATCATCGCCGGCGGTTGGGGCAACCGCCAGCGTCTTGCCGTCCGCCTGGTGTGCGCCTTCTGCTGCGGTGCCGGTGTGACATTGAACAACCTTTCGATGGAGCTTGCCTCCGAAGAGGTGTTCCGCCGTCCTGAAGGCTACCTCATACATACCTACGTGAGCAATTACCAGTACGTGTTCCTGAAGGAGACGGCCGCTGCCCAGCGCATGAGCGTGGAGGGTATGCTGACGGCTGCTGCTGAACTGCTGGTGGGAACGGATGACGAAGGTTCCGGATACCATATTCCGGAGAGTCTCGGCCGTATCGCTGAC